ACGTAGGTAAACTTAATAGGATGGAAGAACTTGAAGACCTCTGTGACCTTGCTGTACGTGGTCTTGAGGAGTTGGTAGACTATCAGGAATATCCTGTTAAGGCAGCAGAACGCAGCACACTTGCTCGTCGTTCTCTTGGTATTGGTTACATCGGTCTTGCACATTACTTAGCAAAAAATGGATACAAATACGAAGATCCAGAAGCATGGAAAGCAGTACACGACTTGTCTGAGTCTTTCCAGTTCTATCTACTCAAATCCAGCAATCAAATCGCCAGAGAAAAAGGAGCGTGTGAATACTTCTATCGCACCAAGTATGCAAAGGGTATCCTCCCTATTGACACGTACAAACGTGATATTGACGAGTTCTGTGGTACTAAACTGAATCATGATTGGAATTCTTTACGGGATAGTATCAAGCAGTTCGGACTCAGGCACAGCACGTTGTCCGCACAAATGCCTTCAGAGAGCAGTTCCGTTGTGTCTAACGCAACAAACGGAATTGAACCACCTAGAGCATTCTTGTCCACTAAGAAGTCAAAGAAAGGACCTCTCAAACAAATTGTTCCTCAGTTCAATAGTTTCAAAAATAACTACACTCTTCTTTGGGACATGAAAGATAATGATGGATATATAAAGATCGTGAGTGCAATGCAAAAATTCTTTGACCAAGCAATTTCTGGTAACTGGAGCTACAATCCAGAAAATTATGACAACAATGAAGTTCCAGTATCTGTAATGGCAGGTGATTTACTTAAAACGTATAAGTATGGATGGAAGACTTCCTATTACCAGAACACATACGATCAAAAAGGTGAAGAACCTGAGTTGACAGAAGAAAAGAAACAAAGCATAGAAGATTTATTAACAGACATTTTAGAAACAGAAGAAGAAGACTGTGACAGTTGCAAAATTTAGAACCAACAAACCTATGACTAGTGTAGAAGGCATGACAGTATTCAATACTGATCAAGTAGATACAACTAAAGGACAAATGTTCTTTGGTGCTCCACTAGGAGTACAAAGATATGATAAGTTTAAGTATCCTATCTTTGATAAGTTGACACAAAATCAACTTGGTTTTTTCTGGAGACCTGAGGAGGTATCTCTACAGAAAGATAGAGCAGACTATCAGACTTTAAATAAAGCACAAAAACATATTTTTACCAGTAATCTTAAGTATCAAATACTATTAGATTCTGTACAAGGTCGTGGTCCTGGTATGGCATTCATGCCTTACTGTTCTTTACCAGAACTAGAAGGTTGTATGAATATCTGGCAGACTATGGAGATGGTTCATAGTCGCTCTTATACGCATATTATTAAAAATGTATATGCTGACCCCTCTGATGTTTTTGACCACATTCTAGACGACGAGAAGATCCTTTTACGAGCACAATCAGTTACTAAGGCATACGATGAGTTTATTAATCTTGCTCAACAGTATGGCACTAGCAATATGTGGAGAGATGGATGGAAAGATTCTCCAACAGCAAACTGGGAACTGCGTGAACTTAAGAGAAATTTATACAGAGCAGTAGCTAATGTCTATATCCTTGAAGGAATTAGATTTTATGTGTCATTTGCTTGTTCTTTTGCATTTGGTGAACTCAAATTACTAGAAGGAAGTGCTAAAATTATTGGACTTATTGCAAGAGATGAAAGTCAACACATGACTGTCACTCAAAATATCCTTAACAACTGGAAAAAGAATGATGATCCAGAAATGAAAGAAATTGCTAAGGAGGAAGAAGAAAATGTCTATAAAATGTTCCGTCAAGCTGTAGAAGAAGAAAATTTATGGGCAGAATATCTGTTCAAAGATGGATCTATCATTGGTTTGAATGATAAATTACTACAAAGGTATGTTGAATGGACTGCTAATCGTAGATTGAAGTCAATAGGATTGAAACCAATCTATGATATTCCTATCAGCAACAATCCTCTTCCTTGGACAGCACACTGGTTATCCTCTAAGGGTATGCAAGTAGCTCCACAGGAGACAGAGGTTGAATCCTATCTAATTGGGAGCATAAAACAAGATGTCAAAAAAGACACCTTCGCAGGGTTTCAATTATAAATTTGAAATTGTCTTTGACAAGAAGAAATAGACAACCCTACAGAAAATAAAGAGGTGGATCAGTAAACAGAAACCACCACTTAATATTATTCTAAAATATCTTTTCTCATACATAGAAAAAATGTATTGGGATGGTAAAGTCTTACAGACTATGGCAGGAGTTGACTTAGAAACTAAGAAACTACATGAACAATGGGAGGCAGATGACAAACAAATCACCCCGCACACAGTGGAGACAGGAGTATTTGGCGAGGAAGGCTGGTCTATCCAAATTTCAAACCCGATTGTTGGAGGAAGGACCGAAGAGTCTGAGTCAGGCATGGTATCTGGGAGCGATGCATCAGGATTACGAGAAGATGATGGGGATAAAAAAACCTCCAACTCGTGAGTCTGGACATCAAACAACACTAAAAGAGTTTTTTGCTAGGTGGAAATGAATGGATCTTTGGAAAAATTATAAAACTGCTGTTGCAAATATTTTTCCAGATATAAAATTTGTTCAGCGTCATGCTGAATGGACTAATGATAAAGGTGTGAACCTAACTGCTGATTTGTACTCAGGTGAACATATTATAAAGTCTAGACAAGTTGAAATTTGGGACAATAAAAATTGTAGTATTCACAACAATATAATATACCCTAGAACAGGGTCTAATTTGCCCTGTTTTGGTATGGATCTCATGGGTATGAGTGACAAACGAGTCGTCATTGTGTTTGATTTTCAACACCCCGTAGAAAAATACTTGTTTTACACACCAGACTTACCTAAAGTAGAAGGAACGTATAGATTTTTTGAAGCAGGTAATCATTTTTCTGACAATTTAGTTGTTAGATATTGTAAACCTGATGAGGTAGATGAACACCTACCTCTGTTTACAAAATATCTACAATATTATAAAGATATGCTGAATGAGCATCAACCAATTGGAACTGATACTACACAGTATGTTGACTTTGATAGGTATATGATAAGACTTGATCCTATTTCTGGATACTTGTCTAGTAGATTTGGTAAAGAAAAGTCCCATAATCTAATTAAAGAATTCTTTTTCAGTTATGCATAAAAATGGCAAGAGAAATAATTAATGACCTAGCTGATATTATTCGTGATCATCAAGACACTCTACCTAATCTAGAGGAATTGGATGTCAAGGATAAATTTAAAGAGGTTTATAAAGAAACTGAAGATGGTAACCTATTCATTGAAAATGAGATGAACATGTGTACTGGATTACGCAAGGTACATATGGAGATTGCTAGTCTAGGACCTCTGGATATCCTGCATTGTATCTGGTATCCAGATCCTGAGTTTGATTTGCCTATTTTTGGTGCTGATATCGTAGCTAATCAGAAGATTGTTACTGCTGCTATCACAGACATCTCTCCTGTAGATGGTCTAGACCACCCAATTTATGAGGATATTGAAGCTATTAGTCAGTATTATAGTTTTAAACACAATAGAGAGATACCTACATGGGGTACAATTTTTTCACCCTACAGTAAGTTTGCAAGACTAGATGACAGTGAGGAGATTGATAAGTTTTCTGGCGTAGTAAACGAATATCTTGACCTATTTGTAGGTGCTGTATGGAAGTCAACTATGAATTACAACAGAGCAGACGAGAGATACGAAGGACAGATAGAATACTGTGAAAAACAAAAGAAAAATGATAAAACTAGGAAGATTTTAGAGAAATATTTTGGAGAAAAATGGGCAGATGACTACATTAATGAGGTATTATTTGACGAACCATAAATAATTAAAACGATACTATGAACAAGTGGTTGATTATGAAAATCCCTGGTACTACAAAGGTACAGCTTTCACTTCTGACGATATTGGCGACTTCTTCGGTTACGTCTACCTCATTACTAATAAGTCAACAGGTAAAAAGTACATCGGTAGAAAGTACTTTGTGCAGAAAAGAAAACCCAAAGGGGGAAAGCGACGTGTTACTTCTGAGTCAGATTGGAAGAAGTATTATGGAAGTTCGCCAGAACTCAAGTCCGACGTATCCACCTATGGAAAGGAAAATTTTTCCAGAGAGATCTTATCCCTCCATACCACCCTCGGAAAGGTAAATTACGAAGAGACAAAACAATTATTCTTAAATGATGTTTTAATGGAGGCTCTTGACGATGGAACTCCTGCGTATTATAATAGCAATATTCTAGGTAGATACATGAAGAAAGATTATGGAGACTTCTAATCCTCTAGAAGGTAGTTTATATGCAACTCACACTCATGCTGTAAAACGATTAAATCAATTAATCGAAGAAGGTAGAGAGGGTGATGCTTGGGCTATAATTCATGAATATGAGGAATGGTTGGATTTGCACACAGATGAAGATCAAGATCACGATATATACTCTTTAGAATATATCGGAGATGATAGTGAATACGATTAAAGAACAAGCAAAAGGAATATTGAATAGAAAGTTCCCCAACTCAACTATTGATAGTATAGATAAGTGTGCAACTGATTGGTCAAGTAACCAACTAACTACCATAGGCCTTGTAAATTATTACAAAGCATACTATAATGAAGAATATAAAAACCATTAGGTTATTCAAATGCAAAAAATTGTAAATGTCATCGCGTTGTCGTCTGGTGTTGTATCTGCTGCCGTTATTGGGCTGGGGATATTTACTTATGTACAGAGAGATCAACTCATTGATAGCGTTAAGTCCAAAGTTATGGACGCAGTTAGTGACGCACTTCCAGGTGCTATAGGTGGTTCATTACCTTCCACAACTGGTCTTCCAACAGCACCTAATGCTGCACCTGCAGCACCTGTAGCACCCTCAGGCCCTCCTCTAGGTCTTTAAGTTGCTATATAGGAATAGTTATTCCTATTCCTATGGCTGAAAAAGTCGAAGCAATTAAAGAAGAGAAAAAAGGCCCTCTTGGTAAGCTAAAGGAAGCAATCTTACCTGATTCTGAAGAGCAAGCAGCCATCATTAGTACACTTGTACGGCTGGGTGTTCTTGTTTGGTCAGGTGGAATATTGACATTGAATTATGTAGCTATACCAGGTGTGCCTCAACAAAAAATAGATCCAACTTTCATAGCCTCAGTTTTTACTGGGGTTCTGGCTAGCTTTGGAATTCAAACAGCAAGTAAGAAAGGTGATGGAACTATGAAGATGGATAAGGGCGGTGGAACTGGCCCTAACGGACAGATAT